AGTTCCGAGGTTGATTGTGCCATCAAACGCCTCAGTTATTCGGTAAAAGGCATTCGTGACTATAAAATCATAAGGCAGAGCGTCTATGAGAACATAGGTCGCATCCTTGGTTATAGCCGCCACCCTGTAATCTTGGAGCCTGGCTGTGTCGTTCGACTGCTCTTCCTCTTCCCGAAGGATTCCTTCAAAAGTTACTTGTTTTTCGATCATCTATTTATTCACTCCTAAAAATGTTTAAGCCTCCAGGATCGCTTCCCAGGTGTAATCTTTGCCGGAGGTCACGGTCAGATAGATATTGGTGGCATCTGCTGAAGGGCTGCCCCAGGTGATGGCCGTCCCTGCCCAGTCGCTCATCTATACCTCCTCCTCATCCGGCGCGTCTCCCTCTGCCATGTACCTATTCCAGATGTATATTGGCGTCCCTGCTGCCAGATTGAACCTGAAAGTTATCGGCACTGGTTTTGACATTTATTATATTCCCAAAAAATAATGTTATGGTCTATCCCTTCAGCATGTAATAGACCAGTGTCACATATCCGCCGGGATCACTGGCGGTGTCAACCGTGTTCAGGCTCAGGACCGTGGAATTCTTTGTGACAGCGGCAGCAGTGGACTCTATGACTCCATTGACATATGTGTCACAAACCTGATCATAAGTCCCGAGCTTCTCATTCAGGCCCAGGAGGTTGCCGGTGCCTAGCTTCAATGTTTTGGCTGTCTCATTCGCGGTTAATGTGGCATCGACTCTGGTCACCGTCTTGAATGCCCGAGTACTCGCTTTCACGCCAGTTGCCGCCGCCCACGTCAGATTCTCAGTGATAGCGGCATCAGAAATATCAGTGCCCGTAAGCTTCACACTTAAATTAGTGCTGGCATTTACGGTACCAATAATGTTTCTGGGAACGTCTGGCTGGGCAATGAAATACGTATCATAAGCGCCCGTGCTGGTGATAATCAAATTCGTTGTAGTATTCAGAGCGCCGCCGGTCGTGTTAAAAATTTGATCATCGTCACTTGATTCAGCCGCGGGAATAACCTGCAAGGCGGGGATCATGGCATAATTCGTACCGCCATAGCTCTTGACAGTCTTGCCGGTGCCGATCTGCTGAGGGTAATAGCTGCCCTGTGCCGTCGCTCCACCAATCAGAGCCAGCAGCGCCAAGATAATCACAATAGATCTCAGTCTCATGCTTTCTTCTCCTTCTTCTTCCTGGATTTCTCTTTAGGCTCTTCTTCAACAGGTGGCTTAGGAGGCTCTTTTGGGGCCTCCTTTTGGTACCATCCCATTATCTACCACCTCACGGCACCAGGGCCGCAAATGGAAACTGAGTAGTACTGTTAACCTGGTTGATCGGGTTCGGCAGCGCCCATCCGAGCCTCATAGTCATCCTGAGAGCTACCATATCATCCTGGAAGAGGTTGTAGACCAGTGTCCCGGAGCTGTCATGGATAGATGCTTCAGTGGCTATCTTCCAGGTGATGTCCTGCCTGATGCCATAGACGGCCTGAGACCAGTCACCGACCACCAAGAGAGACTTGGTAGGATCGAAAGCACCGTTGTTGGGGAACTCCATGGGAGCACCATCGAGCAGATAGCGATTGGACTGCTTCATGTCGTTGGTGAATATCGGGACGCCATCGGACGATCTCAGGCCCCTAAGCTTGCCCTTCATGGAGATGGCAGACAGAGCGCCGTTTACCAGATAGCCGTCCTGCTCTACCAGAGAGAAGAGGCCGTTATCGGCCAGGATGCCATCATAGAGGTCTGCAAAAGTCAGCCCAGAGCCGATCTGAGAGCTGACATCGATAGTGTTGCTCTTGGTTGCGCATTGAGTCACTATACCATCCGGCCAGTTCGCCGGGGCGATGTCGCCAGAGCTATCATAAAGGATAGACTGATCTATAAGCTTGCCAGCCGCCTCTACAAGCCTGGGCTTCACCATACCCCATACATCATAGTTTGCAGCGGCCAAGTCAGCCACCACCGTCTCGGGAATGGGAACGATGACAGCTATCTCTTCGATATACATGGTCACGCCGGACCAAGTCATATCCGTGGTCTTTTTGGTGTTTGTGGCCCCCCGGCTCCCCGCTACCTCACTGGTAAAGTAGGCCGTAGGGAAAGCGGTGGTCATCGGGATTTTGTAAGTAGCTGCGGAAATGGGAGGTAGCTTCTTCATCATCCGGAGACAGAAGCTCTGAGTAGGCAGGGCCTCGATGATCTCTTTGCTCATCTGGTCATCCAGCAAGTAGGTACTTGCATCCGACCGGCTAATGTAATTGCTGTAATCTGTCATATCAATGTCACCTCAATTATCGGCCACCGATACCAAACGCCCGCTTCAGGGCATCATTGAATTGGTTCCCGGTCGGAGTAATCCCGCCAGGCGGCACAGGCTGGCCAAGTACGGTCTTAACTCCCAGCTTCTTTCGCAAGCGCTCAGCGTCGGCTTTCATGCTGGCCTCGTCTATGCCCTTGATGTCCTCTATCCATTCCGGAGGCAGGCCCGCCTCGCGTCCTACTTTCTGCCGGAGCGATCCCAGGCGGAAATCCGACAGTTCGGATTCAAGCCCAGCAGTCTTCTTCTGCCAGTCCTGGATTTCGGCGTTCTTGGCGGCCAATAAGCCGGTTAGCTTATCGATCTCGGATTTTGGGACATAGTTGCCTAGCTTGCGATTCAAAGCGGCTTTGTACTGCTCCTCAGTCTCAAAGACTTTGAAGGGACTGCTGCCGCTGCCTTCGGGGGCCTTAGGAGGCTCTGCCGGAGGTGTAGCTGGTGGTGTATTTTCAGTCATATCTGGAAAGTGCGGGGCCTATAGGCGCAGCGCACCGTGAAAATGAATTTAGATTATCTGCCCGGCGGAATCCTGGGCTATCTGGTCTGCCGTGTCTTCGTCATACCCGGCTTCGATGAGGATCTGCTTGGTGCTCCAACCGGCTGCCCTCTTGGTCTGGGCGACTGTAGCCTCTTCCAGGTCGTCGTCTGGTAGGCCATCTTTCCAGGCTATCTGGATATCGGATAGCAACACCGCGCCAGGGACGTTGTTCTTGACATCGAGGACTGAGATGGCTTTAAGGATCTGCTTCAGTGCCGGGTCGAACTGGAGTTTTGCCCGCTCGGACTTCTTCAAAGGCCGCATCATGAGCATTCTCAAGGCCTTGCCGCTGATCGCATTGCCAAGGGTGTCCGGCTCAAATGCGCATCGGCAGGTCTCGGAGATCGTATAGAGCTGAGTTAGGGCCTTGTCTATCAGCATGAATGAGGCCGATAGCTGACCGTCCCAGGTGATGTACTGGGGCACCTGAGCGCCTTCTTCGAGCGGGAAAACGCGCCGCTTGGCGTTGTAGGTCCGCTCTCCTGTGACCGGGTCCTTGGGGCCCAATGCATCTTCAGGCACCGCAAAGGCGGGCTCGCTGTGAGCATCCAGGGTCCGGCCCGTCCGGGTGAACGTGATCTCCAGGCGCTTGATTATGGGGTCGATGTCCTGATAATCATCGGTCCCCGTGATGTCTTCTGAGGTGCTGGCATTGAGTATCGGGAAGACAAGAGGTCCCGGATAGCCGGTCTCGATGTCAACTACATCATAGGGATCAGAGCTTATCCGGCCCTCTGCCAGGGTTGTCTTGAAGCTCTGGATGAATCCGTCGCTGTGCCATTCTACGTTTAGGATTTTGTCATCCAGCGACCATGCGATAACGTGGCCGACCGCCTCGCCGTCCGGCCCTATAATAGGATACCAGTTCTTTGGAGCAATAACCTGAAGCTTGGCTGGCTGACCTTCTTCCGCATAGATCTTGCAGATGCCCGCTCCGTACCGGCTCATGTCGATTCTTGCGGCATAGCATCGAGACCACAGAGAGAGCCGGATGATCAGGGAATCGAGATAGGTCTGCTCCGCGGGAATGATCGGGTTGCCCTTAGCGTCTCGGGATTCTTTGCCTGCCTTTATGTCCGGCTTCTCCGAGAAAAGGAGATCAGCCCACAGAGTAGACAGTTGCTTATGGAAGTTAATCAGGAATAAGACTTTGTTATATTCTTTCTCTTTGTCTGCATACAAATTTCTTAGGACGTTGTAGACTTCATCGTGCTTGCGCTGCCAGAGCTTCAGGTTCTCATCGTAGATCGTGATCCTCTTGCCCGGCCCTACGTCCTCCTCCGGCGGCCAGGGCTTGCCACGGGCGAAATATGACTGG